GAACACGTGGTTCCACGGCGCGCGTACCAGTATGACGTTCCCAGAGTTGACCGCATCCGCAAAGCCCCGAGCGCGCACGCCCTTAGACCCAGAGACGGTCCGGATTATGGGTTTCGCTCCGATCTCGTCTAAAATGGCCTTGTACTGCTCGGCCTGGTCCTTTCCGGCGCCGCCTGGATCTTGAGACATTCGCAGCGTAACGCGGCCCAGAAATTGGTAGTGCTCAGTGCCTGCCTCGATCAGCGTTCCGCGCTGCGTGTACTCGTCTGGGTGGAAGATCACCCCGTACATGTCGCGCTCCGCAGTCGTTTTCACGAGCTTGCGCACCAGGTCCGATCCAAACTGGTGGTGCTTTAGGTCGAGGACGTAATAGAGTCCGGTCGACCGACTCTTACCAAGGAGCACGCCGGCAGTAAAGTCACCGCCGCCCTGGGTGGCCGCAAAGTCCCATCCTCGGCAAAGAATGAGGTCTGATGGCACCTCGCTCGGGTCGCAGAACCGGAATGCGGTCTCATCGAAAAAGTGGCCATCGGCGCCGTGGATCTCGTGCTGCGCCTCACGCCGAAATGTACGAAGGCCCCATTCGTTGATCTGGGCTTCGCATGTTGGAATGTCCTGACCGGCCCACGTCGCTTCGCCGGAGATAATGCGGTACTTGTGCCCGCCGTCCGGCTTGATCACCTTCTCGACTTCCAGGCCGACAACTGCGGGCTCGATGCAGTCCGGCTCCCGATCGAGCAGGAACTCGGCGCGTCCATCGATGATCTGCGATACGATGCTGTCCTCGTAGATTAGGTTTTGGACGACGAGAATAGCGCAGTCTGCTGAGCCGGTCGGTATGACCGCTGACGTAAGCGCACGGATCTTTTTCTCGACCATCTTCAAAGAGTCCGACTCGGAGTCGATGTCGTCCAGGATGATAAGGTCGGGGCGGTAGTGCTGGATCTTGACGCCTCGAGTGGCAACGTCCAACCCGTAAGCAGCCACGTTGAAGCCACCTGCCGTCTGGAGTTGGTTTCGCCTCCAACCACGGGCCTGGCCGTACCGAGTAACAGCACGGTCGATCTTCATCTTCTCGAAAAGCGCGGCGATGGACTGGACGTGCGCGTCGGCCTGGTCCTGGGTGGCTGATACGTAGAGCGCAAACCTGCGGGTCTTCTTCACGCCGGCCAGAACGCACCCAAACTCCGCCGAGGACGACTTCGCACCACCCCGCCCCCAAGCCTCAATTTTAGGCAGCGGCTTGATCCCAGGCTCTAACTTATCGAACCACTCGCCAAGGCGGACATGTCTCGGTGCGAATGGCTTAGATGCCGCCTCTGGGAAGTTGTCGACGACCCACTGAACATAGGATTCACTGTGCCCGCCGAGCATCTTGAGCAAGGCACGCACTTCGTCGGCCTCCTCCTCTGTCAGGAACGGAAGAAGGTCAGCAAGTTCCTCCTGGCTGACGTCACGCCACTGGAGTTTCAACGTCTCGGAATTCGCCATCGATCACATCGTTCCTTGGCTCCAGGGCCTGGGTCTTTCGTGCAAGAGCGCGCTCAAACAAGGCATCGAGGCGTTCCTCTACGGCTGGCGATGTCGGGTCACCTATCTCCATGCGGTGGGTTACGGTCTTCTTCTCGTTCCATCCGCCCTGGCATCGCAGGAAGAATATCATAGCCCCGGTGTCGCCGGCGATCGCCTTCTTGTAGAGCGTCTCCGCGACCTTGGACACAGCGCGCACCTTTGACGTGTCCAACTCGAACCGGTACTGGGACTCGAGTTCGCGCAGGGTGATGCGCATGACGGCAGCGATTTCGGACGGCTGGGCGCCGTAGGCCGACAATGCCGACACCAGTGCGCGGGTCTTGCTGTCTGGGGCGTGCTCAGTCATAGATATCATTCAACCCGTCCAAGTCCATGCACGGCTCGACTATTGCCCCAAACTCTACCGACAGCGGCGATAGGTGGGCGTCCCTGGCAAGCGCCTCCTGGAACTTCAGCATAGCCTTTGGCGACATGTAGCGAGCGGGGCCGCCGTGCGTGGTTACGTAGCTTGGCGCAGGCACGCCGGCGAGGGTGTATGCCTCCGCGATCCGGTGCCGGCTGGGCAGATACCCCACGAAGGAGCACGGGTATCCGGTCTCCACAATGCACCTGGCCATGAGGAACATGCACAGCTTCTTGCGAAGTTCCCTGAGTTCAGCGCGTGGAATTCGCCGCAAATGGGCCGGCTTCTTGGCGGGCCTTGTTTCTGGTCGGTGCTGATACACCGGATTACAGAATCGACGCGACACGTAATCTGGAATGGCAACGGCTGGCTTCCCGCTTTTGAACGCCGATTTAGGCGGCACGTTCTCGCGTATCTTGCCTGCGTAGTCAGTCTTCAGTTCTGGGATGTCTTCCATTTTCGACTTCCTCAAATGTTAACCCGTCGCTTTCACGGACTGCAGATGCGCCCGCGAACGTCTGCCACCGGCGAACAGTGACGTCCACATACGACGGATTGAGTTCTACAAGGTAGGCGCATCGCCCCGTAGTTTCAGCGGCGATCATCGTCGTACCGCTGCCGCCGAACGGATCGTAGACCGCCTGGCCTGGGCTCGAGTTGTTCTCGATTGGCTTGCGCATGCACTCGACCGGCTTCTGGGTGCCGTGCTTGTGCCCGCCGTCTTCCCGGCTCTTGATGTTCCAGGTGGTGGACTGCGATCGGTCGCCGCACCAGTGAGCATTGGCGCCTTTTGCGCAGTAGAGGCACGGCTCGTGCTGCCAGTGGTAGTGCCCACGCGACAACGCAAATCGATCCTTCACCCATATAATCTGGGACCGGACCTCGAACCCGACCGACTCTATCGATTGCTGGACGATCGCGGAGTACTTGCCGGCGTGCCAGATGTAACACACGTTTCCAGGGAACAAGGCCCAGGCTTCACGCCAGTCCGCTCGGTCGTCGTTCGCCACGGAGCCAAGCTTGTCCTTGTTATTGTTGACACCAGCTTCGGCGCGCCACTTGGGGTCGTACTCGACGCCGTAGGGCGGGTCGGTAACCATCAGGTGGGGCTTCACTAGGCCAAGGAGAGCGTCGACCGTTTTCTGGTTCGTCGAGTCCCCGCAGATAATGCGGTGCCGACCGCAAATCCAAACGTCGCCGGCTTCCGTGATCACCTCGGCCTGCTCCTCGGGCACATCGTCCGGGTCGGAGTTGCCGGTGGTCCGCTGGGCAAGAATGTCCGTCAGTTCGAGATCCGCAAATCCGGTCAGCGATATATCAAAGTCCAGGTCCTTTAGGTCTTGGAGTTCAATGCGCAGCATGTCCGCGTCCCAGCCTGCGTTTTCTGCCAGTTTGTTGTCGGCCAGGATGTAGGCTCGCTTCTGAGCCTCCGACAGCCAGCCGACCTCGAGTGTTGGCACCTGCGTTAACCCTAGCTTGTGGGCGGCAAGCACGCGACCATGACCGGCGATAATGCCGCCGTCGGCCTCTATGATCACCGGGTTGATAAATCCGAACTCCTTGATGCTGGCAGCGATCTGCGCCACCTGAACGTCGGAGTGGGTTCGCGCGTTGCGCGCGTAGGGAACGAGGTCAGCCACAGGCCGCAGGGAGTAGCTGGCGGGGGGCGCCGCCTGCTGACTCACTTAGATCCTGCCTTGTCAATGATCTTATTGGCTACTCGCCCCGTCATGCCGACGCAGCCGAGCACCACGACCTTAAACCAGAACCGTCCATCCATTGGTAGGCCGGCATCGATCATTGCCACGCCGACCGGGCCAGCTACGGCCACAAACGTAATCAACCACGTAACGAACTGCATTAGTTACCTCCGCCGGACGCGCGAACCAGTGCCCTGATCGCGAGCGCCATTTGCAATAGGACGTTGGATGGCTCCCCTTCGTTTGCAGAATCCAGTAACTGGGTCAGCGCAGCAATGACCTGGATGTTCCTGGCGAGAGCCTTCGCGGCTTCAATAAGCGCGATGGTAGTGGCGATCGGGTCTCCGGCGACGATCGACGCAATTACCGCGTCGACTGCGGCTTGACATTCTGGGGATTCCATTTTGGTTTCGGACCTCCGTTCTTGCTTGCCTCCACCATCCAATCGGAGAAGGCGTTGTTGATTTTATCTTGTCCAGCGCGAAAGTCCTGCAAGTTGCCCAGCAACGCCCAAATGCCAGCCGCGTTGATGATATTGCTTTCCTGCCGTCGCCGTTCCTCGGACTGCTCGTGGTCCAGGCTCTTGGCAAGGAGGGCACCAATCTGCAGGATGCAAACGCAGGCCAGGCCCTTTGCAAGCCCACGCCAGAAACGCTCGCCCTGCTGGTTTACTTGGCTGGCAAGCGCCGCGTTGACCTTCGCCACGCCGTGAATCTCGGCGGCGAGGCTTTCGTTGGATCTGCTGAGAGACTCGAGGATGCGCCCTAGCGATGTCTCAAGTTCGACTCGAGATCCCGTGCCAGAATCGCCACCTGGCTCACCAGGTTGTGGACCTCCTGGTGATTCGCTTCCATCGCGTTGGTCAGCTTGTCCAGCGACTCCTTGAACGCTCCAATCAGAAGGTTCGCTCTGTCGTCTGCCTTGTTGAGAGCTTTCTGGTTCCAATAGATCATCACCACCGCGATCACTGCCCAGGGTCCCTGCCCCTGCATGAGCTTCATAAGCGTATCTTCCATTAGAGGCCCTCTGCTCCCCACTGGGTAATCAAGCCATCCGACGCCTCTTCGTGCATCGCGTCCTCGGTCGGGAATCCGGCGCCCCAGAACAGTCCGTACTTCTTGGCGATCGCGTAGAGGTCGAGCAGGCCACGGTAGCACAGCCCATCCCCGCGTTGATAGATTACGCCGCCAAACACTAGGTCGACCG